GGGGACTGCTAACGGAGTAATGCCACAGATAGGTGTACCTAATGGTTTACTTTTGGAACCGCATAAAATACAAGCAGCTCTAGCTGAATCTATATTAATAGAAGATAGTCCTTATATACCTGACTGGTCTTTAGCTGCTGAAATACTAATATTTTCTATATCAGTGGCTCTGACATGGCTCGTGTTAAGTTACTTTGGCATTACCTATGGGATTATATTAGCTCTAGTAACTATGTTATTAACAGCTTATACAGGATATGCACTTATCCACAGGGGTTTATTAATAGATGTTACTTGGACTTTAATATCTCAGTTTATAACTGGAGCTGTAATCTTCTATATGCGATTTAGAGAACAATGGAAGCTAAGAGAACAGATCAAAGGGCAATTCGGTAAATATATATCGCCTGATATGGTAGATATGATTGTAAAAGACCCTTCATTGATGAAGTTAGGTGGCGATAGGCGAGAAATGACTTTTATGTTTGCTGATATCGTTGGTTTTACTCCTATATCAGAAGCCTATATGAAAAATGATGACCCTGAAGGCTTAGTTGAGCTAATAAATATGTTCTTAGATCGCATGACTAAGGTGGTTCTTAAAAATGATGGAACTATAGATAAGTATATGGGTGATTGCATAATGGCATTTTGGAACGCACCTTTACCTTGTGATAATCATGCAGAAATGGGTGTAAAAACAGCTATAGAAATAGAATTACTTACAGAACAGCTTAACGCACAGTTAAAACTAGATGGTTTAGATTTACCGCCTGTGGTTATTGGTACTGGTATAAACACAGGAACTTGTATTGTTGGTAATATGGGAAGTGAACTAAGATTTGATTATTCAGTTGTTGGAGATGCTGTTAATTTGGCAGCTAGGCTTGAGGTACAAACTAGATCATACGACACTCCTATACTCATATCAGAATACACATACAAGGAAGCTAAGATACCTTGTAAGCGAATAGATGAGATAAAAGTTAAAGGCAAAGATGAATCAGTAGTTATCTATGCTCCATTAATTAAAAATCAGGTTAGAAAGTTAATTAAATAATATTCCATAAAAGGTTTACTTTTAATAAATTCACTTTAATATGTCTAATATAAATTGATAAAAAGCTTTAAAAAGCAGGAAAAATAAAATGACAATAAGAAAAGAAGTAACTGGCGGTTTTGAATTAATACCTAGTGTATGCCCTAAGTGTGCGGCTCCTACACTTGATCAAACTAGTAATTCAGAAGATTGTGAATCTTGTGGCTATTGGCTTGATTACAATACTGGTGAAGGTCATGGTGGAAGTCACTGTCAGAAGGGTGGGTAATTATGATTAAATTTATACAAAAATTATTCTATAAGCCATCTAATAGATGGCATGGTTCATACATCATATATTTGAACAAAAAGTAAATCCCATATAGAATCTTAATATGAGATTCAATGGAATACTTAAAATAATCCTAGAATGGATTTATCAACTATTTAAAACACGATATAAAATTACTGTATCTTTCAATAAAGAATATGGAGATGCAGATGATAGAACTTACATATCTAAAAAAATAATAGTTCAAAAAGAAAAACATCTTAAATTTAGAGATGAAGATAATAAGCTAATTCAATACAGAAGTGCATCAGGTCTTAATTACATAATTGAGGATGTCTACTAATGCAACAGGTATTTATAGGCATAATATTATTCTTGGGTTTTACCTCATATTATTTATTTAATGAAAACAAAACTCTTACTACTAATAATGCTTTACTAGAAACTGCTATAGCATCACAAGAAGAAGCTATTGCATCTATACAACAAGATTTTGAATTACAGACAACTCAAATGAATGACTTAACCCTTAAATCACAAGCAGCTCAAAGGGAGCTAAATAGATATACGCAATTTATACAGAACTATGAACTGGCAGCAAAAATATTAGCTGACCCTAAAGAAATGGAAAGGAAAATTAATAATGGCACAAAAAATATTATGCTGGAAATTGAGAACATCAGCTCTACAATTGATGATCTTGATGATGGTTTGCAGTTGCAGTCTGATTCCAAGTAAGCAGATAGAGATAACAGCAAAGCCACTAGAAAGAAAAATAGTGCAACCAGTCATGCCTAGAGAGATTGATTTGCAAGAGCCTAGATGGATTGTAATAACTCCTGAGAACTGGGAAGACCAATTAGCTATGATAGAAGAGCAAGAAGGAGAGCTTGTTTTTCTTGCTATGACTATACCTGACTACGAGATAATGGCTTATAACATGCAAGAAATTAAGAGATATATAACCGAATTACAAGATGTAGTGGTTTACTACAGAAAGGTCACAGTTGACAAACCAGTAGAATAATCTGCTAGAATTAAGGCTCATTCATTATATAGGAGATTAATATGGGAATGATTATAGATTGGATGGGTGTTATTACAGCAGTTGTAGCTTTAGCTTCAGCAATATGTGCAGCAACCCCAACTCCAAAGGATGATAAAATGTTAGGCAAAATCTATAAATTTATAGAGTTACTTGCATTAAACATTGGCAAGGCTAAGAAGTAGTCATGTCATCTGAAGTCACACCATTTGTATACAACGCGATACTAGAAAGGGTAATAGATGGAGACACCATAGTCGTGACATTAGATTTAGGCTTTTCATGCTTCTTAAAAAAACAAACAGTTCGTCTTGCTGGAATAGACACACCTGAATCTAGAACAAGAAATTTGGAAGAAAAAGCATTAGGACTAAAAGCTAAAAAAAGACTTATAGAGCTATGCGTAGGTTCATTTAAAGTGCAGTCACTAGGCAAAGGCAAGTATGGTCGTATCTTAGGCATACCATATGAAGAAAATAATAAAAGTATTTGTCAGATTCTTATTAATGAAAAACACGCAGTTGAGTATTGGGGTGGTAAGAAGACTGGTAAAATTTTGGAAGATGGAACATGGGGAGAATAATATGCAAATATCTAAAGAAGGATTAGCGTTAATTAAAAAGTTTGAAGGATGTCCTACAGAGAATGGACTAGCTGTAAGTTATAAATGTGCAGCTAATGTTTGGACAATCGGTTATGGCTCAACTAAATATGAAGGCAAGCCAGTTGAAGGCGGTATGTGTATAACAACACAAGAAGCAGAAGATTTACTACTACATGAAATGGAAGAGTATGAAGGCTATATTAATGATTTAGTTAAAGTTCCTTTACATCAGCATCAGTTTGATTCTGTAGTAGCTTGGGTATTTAATTTAGGACCATCAAACCTAACAGCAAGTTCAATGTTAAAAGTTTTAAATACATCTGCTTATGATGATGTGCCTTTTCAGATGCGTAGATGGAATAAAGCAAATGGAAAAGTCTTAGAAGGATTAACAAGGAGAAGGCTTGCTGAATCACTTTTATTTGAAGGGCAAGATTGGGAACATGTCTGATTGGCATGGCGGTAAAGGGTCTGCAAGAAGAAGCAAAAAAGATAATAAGTATTTAGAGAACTGGGAAAAGATATTTGGTAAGAAAAAGATCAGCATTCTTGATCTTAAAAATGTAATAGAAATTAAAACTAAGAAGCAACATGGCACTAAGTAAGACTCAAACAAAAAGACTAGGTTCAATATTAGCAGTAATGTTTAAAGATTCGTTGTCAAGCGATATACTTACTAATCTTATAAAAGATGGTTATATAAAACTTAGAGGTCAAGACTATGTTCTGACTGATAAAGGTCTTGATGAGAAGAATAGGCTATGCACCCTATCGGGACTGAACATCATGTATGATTCTGAGAAGAAAAAAGCAGTTAGTTAATAACTTTCATCTATTACTTTGTTATTAGTTTGTTTTTCTGCTTTTAAGCAAAATAGTATATCTTGTTTTTCTTTAACTATTTTAAGTAGAACTTCTAATTCTCTTTCAGTAGCTTTTATTTTTTTCATAATATTTTCTCTCAATTCATTGCATTAGTGCCACTTATAAAAACACTATCGTTAAGTCTTTTAAAACCATACATTTTTCTAAATGTAATTCTAGCTTCATTTTCATCAAGCAATACTTCTTTATACATTTCTCTTTCAACACGATTTGCATAGCACCATCTGTTAAAATTTACTTTGTAAGGTGCTTTGTCGTCATATATAAATTCATTCATTTTTATTCTCCTTTTTGTATTTTTTAATATCTTCTTCTTCAATAGTGTCAATTATTAAATGTTTTTTTATCCATTCTGCATTAACACCAGTGTCTGTAAGTTTTTGTTTAAATAACTTTTCTATTTCTTTTTTATTCATTTTCAACTCCTTTTAATTCCTTATAGTGAATTTCTATCATTTTTTTGATTAATTTACCAGTTTTAACCTCGTGATGTTTACGCAGAGCTGTAAGCATTTGATGTGTGTCAGGGTCTATTCTAAATTGAACTGTTCTTGTATTTGCCTTGTTTTGTTTAAAATTTAGTTTCATATTTAAACCTCTGATTTATTCTGCCAGTACATTTGTGCTTGTTCATCTCTCATATGTTGCACAAAGGCATCTAAGACGTCACTAGGCTTCTCTCCTAGAGTTTTATTATAAAGTCCACGCTTTTCTATGAGTTGTGTTAAATCGTCCTTAGAACGCATATACTCCCATACTTCCATTTCGCCTAATTCGTCATTCAATTCTTGTATTTGTTCTTTTGTATCAATCATAGTTGCTCCTGTTTAATATATTCTTCTGCTTGTTTAATTTCCTTATATAGTTCATCCACATAAGGCTTTATAATTTTTCTAAAAGGGATTCTCATTGTTTTTTTTAAATAAGCTAATTTTAACCTTGTTTTTTTGTCTAGCCTTATACTGGTTCTACTTATAATTGTGTCATCACTTTGTATTTTATAATTTGTTTTATAGCTCATTAGAAAGAGATTTAATGTGCAACTCTATGTGAGTCACTAGTTTCAATTTTAGTTTGATATCCAAGTTTTTTAAATTTCATTGATTGATCATCAATCATTCCATATTTAGTGGATTTTATTCTTATAAACCATTCATGAATTCCGATAGATGGTTTCTTTATATAAAGTTTAAATATTTTAATATTTTTGCTTCCTACTATTTGTGGCATGTTTAATCCTCTGTTTATTTTTTGTATTTTCATAGTAGCCTAAACTCCATAAAAGGTTCTTCTGAATATCCTTCTTCTAAGAATTTAAGATTTTTTATACTTGATATGCTTATAGGACAAGATAAAGTATCTCCGTCTTCGTTAGAACTAGCAACTAAACATCTACCTGCAAAAGGATTACCACCCCAAGAAAACCATCTATTTTTATTATTAAGACGACCTTCATCATCCATTATTATATCTATACCTTCGCCAAGGCTCATAATGTCCATAACTCTACATTGTAAAACTTTGTATATTGATTCAAGGCTACCATCTATATCAACTCTGCTGATACTTTGGTCGTAAGGGTCTATTAATATTAAGTCTAATTTTTTCATTTTATTTTCCTTATATAAAAAAGGTAGCCTTTAAGCTACCTTGTTAGTTTCTATTCTTGCAAATACTTGTTTAATATCAAATACTGTAAAATATTTTTTTATTATTACTTCTTTACCAGTTTTTTTATCTTCTTCTTTTTTTATAAAGAATAAAGTTGCTGCTTTTTTAATACCTTTTAAACCTTTACCTGTAACCCCTTGAAGTTTTAATGCTTGTTTAAAAGTTAC